CCGCTCTTAAAGAGCAGTCAGCACAAGAAGAAAGAAAGTTAATAGATAAATACGGCAAGGACTCTGTTATCAATATTGAGACGGGAGAGATAAAGCCACCTGAAAAAAAATAGTTATGCCAAAGATAAGTTCGTATTCAACAACATCACCTGCGTTAACAGACAAGCTAATAGGTACTGACGCTAATGACAATTCCGCTACAAAAAATTTCACGGTTGGTGATGTGATAGGATTAGTGGCAAGTCCTTTAAGTTTTACACAAGACCTAACTGCTGCTAGTTTTGGCAACCAACAACCTTCTGCTCAAAATACTCTGAAACAAATTTCCTTTGGAGGTTTGGGAGCGGTTGGCACTAATACTTCTTTGAGCGGCTCGGGTGATTTAACTTTCAATACTGCAGGAGCTTATTATATTAATTATGCTGTAAATAAAGGGATAGTAACAGCTACTAACACAGAGGGAATGTTGCAAGTATCTTTTGGTGTTTTTAAAAATGAAACTCAAATAATGCATACTATTAGGGATACTCAATATTATCCTGCAAATGAAGGTATTGGCGGGGGAGAGTCTATCAATATGAGTTTTATGTTTGAGGCTTCAGCCTTAGATGTATTGAAATTTAAAATGATTACAAACTCTACAAGTATGGGGTTAGTTTCTAAAGCCCAACTAAACCTTGACAACGTACCTTCTGCTAATATTACTGTTTTTAGAACTCTTACAACCTCTTAGTAATTATGGATATTCGTAAAATATCTGTAGGTCCGGACTACAAGTCAGGTGCGATGCACTACTTGGTTGGTCAGGATATTCTAGGAGCCTCACACAAGATACACCTCATACAGTACGATAAAGAATCTATGTCGTATAAGATTTGGATTCAACGTGAAGATGTTATAGTTTTGTGGAAAGAGTTTAACTCTAATATGCCAATTTCAATCGAATACAATATAAATTTCTAGTATGAGTTACGATGACGATTTTATAAAAGACTCTGCAAAAAGAGCAGATAAATCTAAGAAGGATACTTTAGATTCTTGGATAGTTGACCTAGAAGAAAAAGAACAGCCCGAGGCTTGCAGTATAGATGACGAGGACTGTGAAGCGTGCGGCTCTTAATGAAGTCCCCGTTTAATTTCATAGTAAGACCTATAGAAGGTAAGCGATACTCCAACACCAAGACTATTGGTGGTATGGAATTTATCGTAAATACCTCAGAGGAAGAGCATAGGTTTTCTAATAGGCAAGCTACAGTGGTTGAGACTCCTGTAGGATATAAAGGACCTGTAAGTATAGGTGACATTCTTTTAGTTCACCATAACGTATTTAAGTTCTACAACGATATAAAGGGTAGACGTAAAAGTGGTAAGAGTTATTTTAAGGATGATTTATTCTTTGTAGATAATGACCAATTTTACTTATACAAAAGAGACGGGCGTTGGAATAGTCACGATAGATTTTGTTTTGTAAAACCTATAGATAAACTAGATAGCTTTATGGATAAGGCTTGCAAATACGAGCCTCTTATGGGTGATATGGTATACTCAAATGATTATTTAAAATCTAAAGGCGTGCAGGATGGTGATAGAGTTTTCTTTACGCCTGATAGCGAGTATGAGTTTACAATTGATGACGAGGTTCTCTACAGAGTATTTGACCATCAGATAACTATGAAGGCTTAGTATGGATTCTACAGAGTTAAGAAAAGAAATTATAGAGGCAGGATATAAAGCTGTGAAGCAACTGATAAAGGTTGCTAAAGAGGACATTATAAAGCCTGACCCTGAAGACGATTTAGCCGCAGACAAGTTAAAGAATGCGGCTGCATCTAAGAAGCTATCTATATTTGATGCGTTTGAGATACTTAAGCGTATTGATAACGAGCAAGACAATTTAAAGATAGAAGCTCAGGGACCAAAAAGAACAGACACCAAACAAGGATTTGCAGAACGAAGGTCAAAATAACTTATACAGAGTAGTCGATGACTACATACCTAAAGGCCCGTTAAAGAAAAAAAATAACGGAAGGAGTTGGTTGTATGGTTACAACGAGCAATACGACTTTATAAATATATCTAAGACCGGACAGGTAGGAGAAGTGGTAGAGATATCAGGATTAAAGATAGGGTTACCATTAAGACCCGAGATAACCCCGCAAAGAAGTAAGACTAAATCCCTTCAGTATTGGGAGCGAGCAGAGTTCCCGAAAGAATTACAAAAGATAAACTCAATATTCCAATGGAATGAGATGCCTGTCGTCTTTAAGGATAGGTGGGTTGATTATATTGAGACTGAGTTTGACAGACGGGAAGACGGTTATTGGTTTATGAATAAGGGAGAACCTACGTATATCACAGGTTCTCATTATATGTATCTTCAGTGGACTAGTATTGATGTTGGTTATCCTGACTATCGTGAAGCTAACAGAATCTTTTTTATTTTTTGGGAAGCGTGCAAAGCTGATAAGCGTTCGTTTGGAATGACCTATCTAAAAATAAGACGTTCAGGTTTCTCTTTTATGGGTTCGTCAGAGGCTGTTAATACAGGTACGTTAGCGAAAGATTCTAGGGTAGGCATACTATCCAAGACGGGCTCTGATGCTAAGAAGATGTTTACAGATAAGGTAGTTCCTATCAATGGTAGACTCCCTTTCTTCTTTAAGCCAATTATGGATGGTATGGATAAGCCAAAGACTGAGTTAGCCTTTAGGATTCCTGCATCTAAGATTACAAAGAAGAATATGTATGACGTTGAAGCGGAAGAGCTTGAAGGTTTGGATACTACAATAGATTGGAAGAACACAGATGACAACTCGTATGATGGTGAGAAGCTATTACTCCTAGTACACGATGAGAGTGGGAAGTGGATTAAACCAAACAACATACTAAACAATTGGCGTGTTACAAAGACCTGTCTACGTTTGGGTAGTAAGATTATAGGTAAGTGTATGATGGGGTCAACTTCAAATGCTTTATCTAAGGGTGGTAATAACTTTAAGAAGCTATACGAGGATTCAAATGTAGAGAGTAGGAATGCAAACGGGCAAACTAAAAGTGGAATGTATGCATTGTTTATTCCTATGGAATGGAATATGGAGGGCTTTATTGATAGATACGGAATGCCTGTATTTAAAAAACCTGCCAAACCAATTGAGGGAGTAGATGGCGAGATGATAAGTAATGGTGCTGTTGATTATTGGACTGCAGAAGTTGAATCTTTAAAGAGTGACGCTGATGCGTTAAATGAATTTTACAGACAGTTCCCTCGAACAGAATCGCACGCATTTAGAGACGAAAGTAAATCATCTTTATTTAACCTAACTAAGATATACCAACAGATAGATTATAATGACTCGCTAATAATGGAGCATCACGTAACTCGTGGTTCGTTTCATTGGAAGGATGGTCAGAAAGATACTCAAGTTATATTTAGCCCTGACAGACGTGGTAGGTTCTTGGTTAGTTGGGTTCCGAATAAAAATCTACAAAACAATATCGTAACAAAAAGGGGCATGAAGTACCCGGGTAATGAGCATATAGGTTCGTTCGGCTGTGACTCATACGACATCTCAGGTACGGTTGGAGGTAAAGGCTCGAATGGCTCTTTGCACGGGCTTACTAAGTTTAATATGGACGAGGCTCCAAGTAGTGAGTTTTTCTTAGAATACATCGCAAGACCTCAAACGGCTGAGATATTCTTCGAGGAAGTGCTTATGGCTTGTATATTTTATGGTATGCCAATCTTGTGTGAAAATAATAAGCCTAGGCTTTTATACCACTTCAAGAACAGAGGTTACAGAGGGTACTCAATGAATAGACCTGACAAGCAATTTAATAAGCTCTCTAAGACAGAGAAAGAGTTGGGTGGGATACCTAACTCATCTGAGGATGTTAAGCAGTCTCACGCATCCGCAATTGAGTCTTACATTGAAAAGCATATCGGACTAGATATGAACAGTAACTACAGAGATTCGGACGAGATGGGTACTATGCCTTTTGCTTCTACGCTAGAAGATTGGGCTAGGTTTGATATTAATAATAGAACTAAGTTTGATGCTTCTATAAGTTCAGGCCTAGCTATAATGGCAAACCAAAAGCACACCTACCTTCCGGAACAAAAAGAGTCAAAAATAAGTATTACCTTTGGGAGATATAATAACAAGGGGTCAATCAGTGAATTATTAAGATAGATGAAAGAGGTAAATATAAATATTACGGCTGCAGGATTTCCTAGTCAATTTGTTTCTGATGCTGAAAAAGCTACGGATGAGTTTGGATTACAGATAGGTCAAGCTATTCAGTATGAATGGTTTAAGAAGGATTCTAATAACTGTAAGTTCTACGACCAACAAAGAGACTTTAGGAGGTTACGTTTATATGCAAGAGGCGAGCAGTCGATTGCTAAGTATAAAAACGAGCTTGCTGTAGATGGTGATTTATCTTACCTTAATTTAGATTGGACGCCCGTACCTATACTCCCTAAGTTTGTAGACATCGTTGTTAATGGAATGTCTGACAGGTTATTTAAGGTTAGTGCGTATGCTGAGGATGCTATGTCTCAGGATAAGAGAAGTAAGTTTCAGGATATGATACAAGGGCAGATGGCTGCCAAGGATGTTCTTACGACTATACAGGAGAATACAGGGATGAATCCATTTACTATGGACCCCGATGATTTACCTGAAAATGACGAGGAGCTTTCGTTGTATATGAACCTTAACTATAAACCTGCTATTGAGATAGCAGAAGAGGAAGCTATAAATACTTTGTTTGCCGAGAATGAATACGTTGACCTACGTAAAAGATTCGATTATGACCTTACTGTTATTGGTATTGGCGTAGCGAAGCACGAGTTTCTTCCGGGCTCGGGAGTAAAGGTCAGTTATGTAGACCCTGCAAATGTAGTATATAGTTATACTGAAGACCCTCACTTTAAAGATTGCTTCTATTGGGGAGAGATAAAGACTCTACCTATAATAGAACTGATGAAGATTGACCCTTCACTTACTAACGATGACTTGCAAAAAATATCAAAGTATAGTCAGAGTTGGTACGATTACTATAACTCAGCGCAGATGTTCCAAGATAATATATTCTCTAGGGATTCAGCTACACTGTTGTATTTTAATTACAAGACCACTAAAAAGATTGTATACAAAAAGAAGGTGTACGATAATGGTGGTTCTAAGATGATTGAGAAGGACGACCAATTCAATCCACCGCAAGAGATGATGGATGAAGGTAAGTTTGAGAAGGTTGAAAAGACTATTGATGTGTGGTACGATGGCGTTATGGTTATGGGTACTAACATTATATTAAAGTGGGAGCTTGCTGAGAATATGGTTCGACCTAAGTCGGCTAGTCAGCACGCTATACCAAACTATGTAGCTGTAGCACCAAGGATGTATAAGGGTGTGATTGAGTCGTTAGTTAGAAGAATGATTCCTTTTGCTGATTTAATTCAGATGACTCACTTAAAACTGCAGCAGGTTATATCTAAGGTTGTGCCTGATGGTGTCTATATAGATGCTGATGGATTAAATGAAGTTGACTTAGGTACAGGAAATGCTTATAACCCTGAAGATGCTTTGCGTTTATACTTCCAAACAGGTAGTGTGATAGGTAGAAGTTACACGCAGGATGGTGAATACAACCAAGGTAAAGTCCCTATCCAACAACTCACATCAAACTCGGGAGCTAGTAAAACTCAGATGCTTATAGGAAACTATAACCATTACTTGGGGATGATACGTGCGGTGACAGGATTAAATGAAGCTAGAGATGGTTCTACTCCTGACCCAAACTCATTGGTTGGCGTGCAGAAGTTAGCTGCTTTAAATTCAAACACAGCTACAAGACATATACTAGACGCAAGTTTATTTATGTACAGAAGTTTAGCTCAAGCCTTAACATATAGAGTATCTGATATTTTAGAGTACGCAGATTTTAAAGATGAGTTTGCTAATCAGATAGGAAAATACAACGTAGGTATCCTTAATGAGATTAACGATTTATATATATATGACTTCGGAATATTTATAGAAGTTTCTCCTGACGAAGAGGAAAGAGCACAGTTAGAGCAGAACATACAAATGGCTCTGTCTAAGGGTGATATAAATTTAGAGGATGCAATTGATATTAGAGAACTTAGAAATCTTAAGGTTGCTAATCAACTTCTTAAAGTTAAGCGTATTAAGAAGCAAGAACGTGATGAGAAGATGGCTATGCAGAAGCAGGCTGTCACGGCTCAGCAGCAGATTAAGTCACAGCAGCTTGCAGCTCAAACAGCTATGCAAAAGATACAGGCTGAGACTCAAGCCAAGATGCAGATTAAACAGGCAGAGGTTGCGTTTGACATTCAGAAGATGAATAACGAGGCACAGCTTAAGGCTACGCTTATGGATAAGGAGTTTGACTTTAATATGCGTCTTAGAGATATATCTGAGAATGCACTGCAAAGCAGAGAGACTCAACGTGAAGACGCTAAGAGTGCTCGTATAAGCCAACAGAATACAGAACAAAGTAAGTTAATAAGTCAGAGAAAAAACAACCTTCCTCCTATGACATTTGAGTCCAACGAGGATAGCTTAGATGGTTTTGATTTGTCTGAATTTTCACCTAGATAGATATGGCTACAAAAGGAAGAACAAAAGGAAATAAGATATGCCCTGCAGGAATAGCTTGGGCTAAAAGAACATTCGATAGGTACCCGTCAGCGTATGCAAATATGGCTGCAAGTAAATATTGTAAGGACCCTAACTACGCTAAAAAATCAAAGTAATGGGTGAATTAAAGAAATGGAGAGACGAGAAGTGGGTTCGTATTGGAACCGATGGTTCTATTAAGGGAGCCTGCGGTACTAGTAAAAATAAGAACAACCCTGACAGGTGTTTGCCTCTAGCTAAAGCTAAGAGTATGTCTAAGTCAGAGCGAGCAGCTACAGCAAAAAAGAAAAAGAAAAGCGGACGAACAAAGCAGTTTGTGTCTAACACCAAGGCGGGAAAGGTCACATCTAAATACGCTTAAATCGTATCAATTAATTGTTTAACTTTGCATAAAATCAAATCAAATGGAAATTAAAGTAAGAGCAGTAGACGGTATAGAAGAAAAATCTATAGCACAAGTCGAAGAAGAATTATTAGAAAAGCACGAAGAGCAGTTTGAGGATTCAACACCTAAAGAAGAAGTTGTTGAGCAAGTAGTAAAGACTACTGAGTCCGAAGGCTTAACTGAGGAGCAAGTTCTTTCACATATTAAGAATAGATACAATAAGGAGATTTCATCAATGGATGAGCTTTTTGCTGAGAGAGAATCTCAAGAAGAGCTACCTGAAGATGTTGCTGCTTATTTTAAATATAAAAAAGAAACAGGACGTGGGATAAGTGATTACGTTAAGTTACAACGTAATTTTGATGAAGCGAATCCTGATGCTTTGCTACGTGACTACCTTAAGGCTACGGAGACAGCTCTTGATGATGACGATATACAGTCATTAATGGATGAGTACTCCTACGATGCAGACTTAGATGATGAGTCGGATATTAAGAAGGTCAAAGTAGCAAAGAAGAAAGCTATTGCTAAAGCTAAGAACTACTTCGTTGAGCAGCAAGAGAAATACAAGCAACCCCTTGAGTCAAGGTCGGAAGCTATCTCTGAGGGTGAGAAAGAGCAGTACAATGCTTATAAGCAATATTTAAATGAAGCTGCAACGCAGCAAGAGGAGACTAAACGAAAGTCTGAGTGGTTCACGCAGAAGACTGACGAAGTCTTTAACAATGAGTTCAAAGGTTTTGAGTTCAATATTGGAGAAGATAAAGTTACGTATAGTCCGGGTAGCGCAGAAGAAACCAAGAAGTCACAGTTATCACCTATGAACTTTGTTAACAAGTACTTAGATGAGAACGGGCTTATGAAAGATGCTGCAGGTTACCATAAAGCGTTAGCAGTTGCAATGAATCCTGAAAAGTTTGCTCAATATTTTTATGAGCAGGGTAAGGCTAATGCCACAGAGGATGTGATGAGGAAGACTAAGAATATCAATATGACAACTCGTAACACACCTGAGGTATCGTCTAAATCAGGGACACAGTTTAAATCTTTAAATAATGATTCAGGTCGTGGTTTAAAGATTAGAAGTATTAAAAGAACATAAATTTTAAAAATTAGAAAAAATGGCAGGAGCTATTACAGGAGCTGCAGGGCAACCGGCATTACAGCCGAGTGCGGAGCAAGTTGCATTACAGAGCAACTATATTACAGATTTTAACTTCTTAAATCAGTATCTACCTGATACTTATGAGAAGGAATTTGAGCGTTACGGAAATCGTACCGTAGCATCTTTCTTACGTTTAGTAGGAGCAGAGATGCCTTCTAACTCTGACCTCATCAAATGGGCTGAGCAAGGAAGATTACACACTAAGTATGTTGACGTTGCGTGTGCAGCAGGTGCTGCAGCATCAGCAGTTTGGACTATTACAGACCTTTTATCTCCGGGTACGGGTACTATTGCTATACGTGTAGGCCAAACAGTTATGTTGACTAAAAATGCAGGTGGAGCAAACCTTAAAGCCTTAGTTACAAAAGTAGGTGTAGCAGGAGGATTAAATGCAAACCAAATAGAGTTGGCGTACTATGGAGCAAATCACACAGGTGTTGCTGCAGATAAGTATACAATGTTTGTTTACGGTTCTGAATTTAAGAAAGGTTCAGCAGGAATGGTAGGTTCTTTAGAAGCTGATGACGTATTCTTTGAAAACAAGCCAATTATCTTAAAAGATAAGTACGCAGTATCAGGTTCTGATATGGCTCAGATTGGATGGGTTGAAGTAACTACTGAGAACGGGGCTACAGGTTACCTTTGGTACTTGAAGTCAGAGCACGAAACTCGTTTACGTTTTGATGATTACTTAGAAACAGCTATGTTGGAAGCAGTTCCTGCAGCTACAGGTTCAGGTGCAGAAGCAGCTTTATCTTCAGCAAGTGCAGCAGGTACAGTGAACGCAGGTTCTGAAGGTGTATTCTACTCTGTAAACCAACGTGGTAACGTATGGTCAGGTGGTAACCCTAACGTATTAGGTGACTTTGATTCAATCATTCAACGTCTTGACAAGCAAGGTGCGATTGAAGAGAATGTAATCTTCGTTGACCGTCAGTTTGGATTTGATATTGATGATATGTTAGCAGCACAAAACTCTTACGGAGCAGGTGGTACTTCATATGGTTTGTTTGATAATGACCAAGAGATGGCGTTAAACTTAGGATTCACAGGATTCCGAAGAGGTTATGACTTCTACAAGTCTGATTGGAAATACTTGAATGACCCAACTATGCGTGGTGGTTTACCAACAGGTGCAGGTTCAGGTCGAATCAACGGGTTATTAGTACCTGCAGGTTCAACTTCAGTGTATGACCAAATCTTAGGTAAGAACGCTAAGCGTCCTTTCTTACACGTACGTTACAGAGCTTCACAAACTGAAGACAGACGTTACAAGACTTGGATTACAGGTTCAGCAGGTGGCGCAGCTACTTCTGACTTGGATGCAATGGAGGTTAACTTCTTGTCTGAGAGAGCTGTATGTACTTTAGGTGCAAACAACTTCTTCTTATTCCAAGAGTAGTAGATTATAAAGGGAGTCTGTTCGAACAGACTCCTTTTACTTTTTTTTTAAATTCAAATTAAATTCAAATGAAAAAAACAGTAGAGTACGTAGATAAGCAGTACAAACTATTGGGTCAAGACGCACCTTTATCGTTTATGCTTGCTTCAAGAAATTCAAGAAGATTCCCATTACTATGGTTTGACGAAGAGAAGGGAGAGCAAAGAGCACTTCGATACGCAAGAAACCAACAGAGTCCATTCGAGGACGAGCAAGATGGCAACGCAATACTAGAGCCAATTGTATTTGAGGATGGGTTTTTAACGGTTCCAAAATCAAACCAAGCATTACAGAAGTTTTTAGATTTACACCCTGCAAAGGATGTTAAGTATTCTTTAGTTGATAAAAACAAAGAGGCTTCTGAAGTACTAGAGGATTTAAACTTAGAGGCTGATGCGTTGATTGCAGCTCGTGAGTTAAACATAGACCAAATAGAAGCGGTTACTCGTGTAGCGTTTGGTACTGACCCTAGTACAATTACATCATCTGAGCTTCGTAGAGATATTTTATTATTTGCTAAGCAGAACCCTGCGGCATTCTTGCAGGTTGTAGGAGATTCATCTTTACATATTGACTCAATGATACAATCATTCTTTGATAAAGGCGTGTTAGCTTTTAGAAAGAATAAGAAGGAAGTGTTCTTTAACACTCCTACTAATAAAAAACGGATGCTTGTTATTCCGTTTGGAGAGGACCCGTTATATGTGGTCTCATCTTATTTACAAAGTGATGATGGTCTAGACGTTCTAGAATTTCTAGAAAAAGTCGCAGAGACTAAGTAGTTAAAGGGAGGCAGAAATGCTTCCTTTTTTTTTGCTATCTTTGTGACATTATTAATCATTTATATAGTTAAAACAAAAAAACAATGGTAAAATTTATTAAAGTAAATGACATTCCAACGCACGAGGTGCTTATAATACCTATTGCAAGTATGGTAAAAATTCAAACTAATTTAGTTGGACAAACCGATATAGTGTATAGAACGGAAGATGCAGGGTTGGACCGATGTCAAATATCTCACGCAGCCATGCCTTCAGCTTCAGATACCGCTATGACTGATTGGCTTACTAGACAATTTATTGCAGCTAATCAACGACCTTGGTCAGAGCCGATGTATAACGTATCAGCTTCTGACGCTCCTTATTCAATTTCTGACATTCAAATAGCATAATCATGAGAAAGTATATATATCTAAACAACGGAACAAGTGATGTAATCATTAGTAATCTTGAGGGCCTTATGAGTGTAGGGACAACAAGTTCTAATGTATTAACATTAAAGATTTATCAAGAAACTTCTCTTTCTAATCTTGGTGTTATAACAATAACTCACGATGCTAATGTAGAAGGTCACGATATGAAGATTTGGATTCTTGGAGTTATTCAAGACTTGTTTAGTTCGAATTGGAAAGAGGTTGCTCCATTACAGGTTCCACCTAGAGCGATTTCATCAATAGTTTATTCTTAAGCCTATGGCAAAGTATTTAGGAATACCACTTCAGGTGGCAAGCGGTACGACAGTCACTCCAACCTACGGGTCACCGGAGTTGGTTGTTGATGGAGACTTTCCAACAGGCACAACTGCTTGGCAAGCTGAAAATGGAGCTACCATTGCGGTTGGCACACATGAGGGTAGAAGTAATGTTGCAGATATTAATGTTAATTCCTCAGCTTTATCAAGAGTAAAGCAACCTTTTGATTTTGTTAATGGCGTAAAATACCAAATCACTGTAGAAGTTTATTTAGTTAGTGGAACTTTTAGGGTTGATGCTGTAGATGAAGACGCCCCTAATGATCTTGTTACTACAACAACATCACGTTCTTGGCAGACACTAACAGGTACTTTTACAGGCGCACGAACAAATACGGGAAATATATTTTTAAGAGGTCAATCTGCTGCAGCACAATTTTATGTAGATTCTATATCCATAAAAGAGGTTCCGTATGTTTTAGGTGACAATCAAGTTGTTGATGGCACGTTTAGTTCTTTGTATGCGTGGGAAGGTACTAATGTCGGTTGGAGTACATTACAAGGTCAAGCAATACATTCAGGTGCAGGAGGTG